CGTCAGCCGTGACGCCGAGCTGGCTCACGCGCACGTTGTAGGTCGGGCCGGTGGCGCTCAGCCGGGCCTGGAGCTCGAAACCGCGCGCCTCGTACTCGGCCGAGTCGAGCCGCTGCCACGCCGACCAAGTGGGCGAGGCGGCCGGGTCGTCGTCGGTCTCGCGCACCCAGACGGTCACATCGGCCTCGCTGCCCTCCACACCGTCCACGTCCGGCCAGGTGTCCATCAGCGTGGTGCGGCTGTCCCAGTCGTCGACCGCGTCGACCACCTGCGCGGCGAGGCGCTTGGTCAGGCGCACGCGCTTGACCGCGCCGAGGTCGAGGCCGCCGGAGAAGGTGTAGGTGCCGCTCGATGCGATGCCGCCATAGCTGTCCCAGTCGGGCACGGCGTCCACGTCCGGGATGTCGTCCACGAGACCGGCACCTGCGAGCTTGAGCACGCCGTCGACCGCCACGGTGCTCGAGTGGGTGCCCGGGAACGCCGTCTCTTCGGCGAGCGAGGAGAGGTTGGTGAAGGCGAGCGCTGTGCCCGCCTTGGTCGAGACGGTGGCCGCCGTGGTGGAGCGGATCCCGCTCGAGTCGACGGCCTTGGCCAGATACGTGCCCTGGCGAAGCGGCAGCACTGCCACGGTGTGGCTCCCGGGCACCGCGTCGCCGATCGAGGTCGAGCCCGACCAGCTCGCCCCCGACTGCAGGGGGGAGTGGCGGAACTCGATCCGCCCACCCTCGCGCACGTCGAGATCCGCCGCCTGGTCCCAGCGCAGCACGGCGAGCCCGCCGATGGCCGAGAGCGTGAGGCCGGTGAGCGCGGCCGGAGGGGCCGCGAGCCCCAGGATCTCCACCGTGGCGTTTGAGTAGCTCGACCACCCGCCGGCGACGTTCTGGGCCCGCACGCGCACCTGCAGCGTGCCCGGGGCGAGGTCGTCGAGCACGGCGCGGAGCTGGTCGGTACGCGCGACGGTGGTCCAGGTGCTCTCGCCGGGCCGGATCGCATCCACCTGGTAGCGAGCGACGAACGCATCCGCGGTTGCCGCCCAAGTCACCGTGGCGCGCGACTTCACGCCGCCAGCCCTCGTCGAGTAGAGCGCCTCGGTGACCGCCGGCACGCCCGGGGCCGGCATCGCCCACGGGTTGGGGAGGTTGGTATCCGGCGCCGGGCTCACCGCCGAGAGTGAGTCGAGCGTGTAGACGCTCGCGTCGTGCTCGACGAGCGTGAGTCCGACCTCGCCGGACTCGAGCAGCTCCATGCGGGCCACGCGGAAGAGCTTCGAGGTCCACCCCGGCGTCGGGTGGGTGATGGCGACGACGTCGAACGGCTCGAGCTGCAGCGCGTCGAGGGTGGCGGTGAGGCGGACGACGATCTGCTGGCGCGAGGCGCGAAGCTCGATCCCTGCGATCTGCTGGGCGCGATAGCGGTCGGTGGTGAACGGCAGCGCGAGCTCGGTGGCGAGCCGCAGGTTGTTGTCGGCCGCCAAGGCCGTGGCGTCGTCGACCACCGCGAGCGCCGGCTGGTAGGAGCGCGAGGCATCCAGGAAACGGGCCTTGACCCGGTTGAGCCGATCCGCCTGGCGCCCGATCTCGAAGCTCCAGCGCCCGGTGATGGTGTCCTCGTCGAGCGTCATCACGGCGCTGTCGGCCTGGTCGATGCGCAGCTTGTAGGCACCGCCGCTGAAGACCAGCGAGCCGCGACACGACGAGAGCAGGTCGCGCATGTTCGCCGAGAGCGTGCGTGCGGTGTCGACCACTCCGTCGCACCGGTAGCGCGCCTGGGTGCCATCGGGGACGCTCACCAGCTCGTCGCAGTAGTCGGCTGCCGCCTGGAAGCTCGCGTCGTCGATGCTGCTCGAGGCGAGCCCGCGCCCGTAGCGGCTGTGGGTGAGGTAATCGCGGATCACGAGCGCCGGGTTGCTCGAGAAGCCGGTCGTGGCCGTTCGCGGGTCGTAGAGCGTGCGCCCGCGCACCAGGGCGGAGACCGCCGGCAGGCCCTGGAAGACGTCGTTGCCGAGCAGCCGGATGTAGGTGTAGGCGAGCCCCCGCAGCCGATGCGCGGTCGTCCACTGGCTCACCCGGGCCGCGAGCACCGTGTCGGCGGCCTGGTCATCATCGCCGAGGTGGTGATAGACCTCGACGAGCCCGGCGAAGCGCGAGTCGGTGTACGAGACCTCGTCGAGGTAGATGTCGTCGATGCCCGCGACCGGCCCCTCGCCCCACACGATCACCATGTGCAGCTCACTGTTGTCAGCGCCGGTCACGTGGGGGCCGAAGACCCGGATCCCGCCGACCCGCACGGTGCCGTAGATCACGGGAACGGGCTCGACGGCGCTCGCAGTGTTGACCAGCACCCCGCGCTCGCGCTCCTGGGCAAGCGCCGAGAGGGCGCTCTGTCTGGGAGCACCGACACCGAGCACCTTCGCGCCAATGGTAGTGACCGCTGTTGAGACGATACCTCCAACGATCCCGCCGATGATCCCGCCGCCGACAGCGCCCGCGGCGACCGAGCCAGCGACCGAGCCGGCGATCCCGATCACTGCCGCCGGCATGTCGGCACCTCGTAGAGCTCGCAGCAGGTAGGGACGCGCATCGCCGGGATGACAATGACGCCGCAGCGCGGGGCGCTGGTCAGTGCTGCGGCGCGCCACAGCAGATAGGAGGGAGCAAGCGCCCGGCCGGGCATCACCGCGACGCTGAGCTCGGGTCGCGCATCCCAGGATGCGCGCGGGAGCGTGGCGCGCAGGTACCGCGCAAACCCTCCGTGACGGGCGATGAAGGTGAGCGCCGAGCGCGGGCTCGACCAGGTATCACCGCGGCGCGCGGCGCGCAGGTGATCCACGCCGGTCAGCTCGGACAGCGCGCGCAGCACCACCGCCGTGCAGTCGCTCCACCCCCAGACGAACGGCTGGCCGGCGAGCTCGCGGGCAATCGCGGGAAACCGTCTCATGGCGTGTCGTCGTCCGAGCTGCGCCCCCCGCCCGCGGGCCGCTCGATCGGGGGCGCGGACGACGTGGCCGCGGGGCGCACCACGTGCCGGCCCCAGGTCACGGTCCGGTTGCCCTGGTCGGCGAACTCGAGCCCCAGATCGCCCGGGAACAGGAGCTGCTGCTCGGAGTCGCTGGTGCGCCGCCCGCGGGGGTGCTGCCAGTCGGCCCACGCGTTGGTGGCGATGATCGAGACCACCGAGTCCCCGGCGGGCTGGTCCTCGATGGACGGATCATCCATCACCCCGTCGAACACCTTGAACGGGTCGGCGATCAGCGCGTAGCTATCATCGAGGAACGCCTGCCAGATCCTGAGCGCCCGCCCGATGTAGTCCTCGGCGAGCACGCTCGCGATCCAGCTCTGGTCCACCCCGCTCAGCGTCACCCGCACCCGGCTCACCTCCAGGTCGGTGCTCTCCGAGAGGTCCTCGACGCCGAGGAAGTTGCCGTTGCCGAGGTAGGTATTGCCGTTCCAGGTGATGTCGCGGTCCCAGGTGCAGGCCCGCGCGGTGCCGGAGCCGAACTCGGCTTCGAGGAGATAGACGGGCGCGCTGTGAGCGGCCGCGAGCTCGGCGAGCACCGCGGCGGTCAGTGAGCGGGACACCTCAGACGTCCTCCACCAGGCTCAGCATCATCCCGGAGGCGAGCGAGGGCGGCATCAGCGCGAGCTGCACCGCGTCGGCCGCGAGCCGCACCTGGAAGCTCACCCCGGAGACGGTCAGCGCCGCCCCGTCGACCGGCGAGGTCAGGAGCCGCGGCCGGATCGAGAGCGATGCCTTCCCTGCCGCGTCGCTGTCGGCATCGGCGCTCACCATGTAGACCTTCGCGTCGCCGGCGATCGTGAAGAGATCGCCGCGCAGCAGCACCCCGGCCTGGCTCGCCGTCCACCCGCGCGTGGCGAGCGTCGTGCCGGACTGCCCCGCCCCGTCGACTACCGGCGTGCCGGGCGCCGAGCCGCGCGGTGTGTTGAGCGGCGGCGGGGCGGGGTAGCTGAACCGCTCGGCCTGCCCGTCCTGCGCGACCAGAAACCCGAGGAGATCCTGCCAGTCGGCCCGCGACATCGGCGGCATCGTCAGCTCCCACGCCCAGCGCTGCGTGCCCGCCCCGCGCGTGCGCCGCTTCAGCGAGTGACTCACCGTGACCCGCGTCGGAGCTACCGAGCGCAGCGTTGCGCGCGCCGCGAGCACCGCGGTGGGAAGCGTGCCGCTCACTCACCCCACCTTTCTGCGCCGCGCCTCGCGGATGATCCCCACGATCTGCTCGCGGTTGCGATGCAGCAGCGCCGCCACCGAGGGGGCATCCACGGCATGGATGGTGATGTAGACGTTGGTGTCGCCGAGCTCGGCGTTCGGCACCACGGTGCCGCTCTGGCGCGGCACGAAGAGCTCGGGACCGCGTTCACCGACGATCGCGGGCTGTCCCTCGGCGAGCGGCCCGCCGGCCGCGCGGCGCGGCGCCGAAAAGGCCGGCGGCCCCTTGAAGCCGATGTTGCCGGCCGCGAGCGGCCGGGTGGGGTTCAGGAGCCCCAGGATGGCCTCGGTCGCAAACCCGGCGATACCTCTCGAGAGCGGCTGCGCGATGTTCTGCTTGAAGGTCAGGCGCGCCGCGTCCTCGAGGATCGAGGAGACCATGTCCTTGAAGGCGAGCTTGCCGCTCTTGGTCGACTCGATGAACGTGTCGGTGATGGTGTCTCCGGCCCGGTCGATCAGGTTGCGCAGCTCCTCGAACTGGTCACCCGCGATGCGCACCTCCTCGCTCATCTTCGCCACGGTATCGGTGGTGCGCGTCATCGATCGCTCGATGGCGTCGAGCTGGGCCTTGTAGGCGACGTAGACGGCCGGGTCGAGCTGGCCGCGCATCAGCTCGAGCTCCTCGCGCAGCAGCATCATCTTGGTGTGCTTGTCGCCCATCGCGTCGAGCGGGGGCAGCAGGCGCTTGAGGCGCTTCTCGAAGTCGCTCAGCGCCTCGCCGGACTCAGTGAGGGGGACGTTGGCCGCGTCGACCTGCGCGACCACGCCGGCAACTCCCGCCTCGAACCGCGTGGTCTCGCCGGTGGCGAGCGCATAGTCCTGCTGCAGCTCGCCCAGGAGCTTGTCCATCTCCGCGAGCCCCTCCGCGGCCTTCTCCGCGCTCCCGCCGAGGGCGTTCTGCACCTGCAGCAGCCCCATGGCTGCGAGCTTGAAGCCCGCCATCGGTCCTACGGCCGGCCCGGCGGCGACGAGCTTGAGGGCGCGCTCGGCCGCAGGTGAGAGCGTGAGCGCACGAAACATCGTCTCGAGGCCGGCGAGGATCTCGCGCACCCCCTGGAGCATGAAGTGGCGCAAGGTGGCAAAGGCGATCTCGGCGAGCTTGACGGCCTCGGGAAGGTGGACGCTGAAGAAGTTCGCGAGCCCCTCGAGCCACGGGCCGAGCTGCGTGGCGGTGGTCGTGGCCAGCCCCTGCATCGTGGTCCGCAGGCGCTGCATGGCGTTGCGAGCCCGCACTGCGGCGTCGGCTTGGTCCTTGCTGAGCGTCTTGCCCAGCGCGCGCGCCTCGGCGCGCATCTGCTGGATCCCCGCCGCGCCGCGCTCCATGGTCTGCAGGAGTGCCACGCCCTCGCTGTCGAAGAGCTTCATCGCGAGGCGAACCCGGTCGGACTGGGTGCCGACCTGGGCCAGCGCATCGGCGAAGAGCTCGAACTGCTGCTCGGGGCGAAGCCGCGCGAGCTTGGCCGCATCCAGTCCGAGCTCTGCGATCGCGGCCTTCGCCTCGCCAGTGCCCTGCGCCGCCTCGGCCACCCGCCGGGTCATGCGCTGCAGGCCGAGGCTCATGGTCTGGAAGCTCACCCCCGAGAGCCCCGCGACGTGCTGGAGCTCGGAGAGCGCCTCGGTGGTCGACCCGAGCCGCACCGAGAGCTTCTGCAGCTCGTCGGCCGTGCGCAGGCCGTCCTTGATGAGCTTGGCGAGCCCCCCTACACTGAGGACCGCGGCCAGCTCGCCCTTGAGCCCGTTCATCGCCGAGGCAAGGCCCCCGAGGCCCTGCTGGACCGAGCGGAACGCCCGCCGCGTCTTGTCCTCGGCGCTGATCTCGTAGCGAACCCTCGGCGTGCGAGCCATCGGAGATCACCCCGCCATGCTGCTTGCGCCACGCATCGAGTGCCGGAGCTGCGGCCACGCCGGGCGCGCCGGGGCTCGCTTCGATCCCCGCAGCGTGCGCGCGGTGCTGCTAACCGTCGCGCTCGGCTTCGTCTTCTGGCCGCTGTGGCTCCTCACCGTCGTCGCGCTCCTCTGGCTGCTCCTCGAGGGCCAGGTCCCGGCTTGCCGGCGCTGCGGCTCCGATTGGATCAGGCCGCCCCGCTCGTGCGCTTCAGAAAGGCTCGCCAGCCGATGAACTCGAGCGCGCTCATCTCGGCGATCTCGTCGACCCGGCGCCCGAGGTGGGCCGCCAGCGCGTAGCGGTCCGCGAGCTCCGGGTCGTCCATCAGTTTTTTTCCGCATCCTCCACGCTCGGCAGCTCCGCCTCGTCGCCGTTGATCTCGGCGACCACCCGCGCGATCACATCCGGGTCGACATGGCGCATCAGCTCGAGGCGATCCACCGGGCGGAAGATGGGCTTGCCCTCCTCGTCGCGGGCCCGCTGGATGAGGGTCTCGACGAGCGCCTCGAGCGAGCCCGCGCTGACATGCCTGTAGATCGCGTCGCGCTCCTTGAGCGTGGCCGGGCGCACGTAGATGCGCAGCGGGCCGCTCTCGTCGCCCCACTCGGGCACCTCGATGCAGCGCACCTCCGAGAGCCGCGCCCGGAAGCTGGCCTTGGCCCGCTCGAGCACCTGGCTCATGCCGTGCTCTCGCTGAGCGCGCCGGTGCCCTTGAAGGTGAAGGAGGCCTCCACCATCCCGTCGAGGGCCGCCTGGCGGGTGATTCCCGTGACGATGGCCGTGCCGGTGTAGTAGGTGTCACCGGTCGTGGCCCCCTCGGGGTAGAGGTTCAGCGTGACCTGAGCCCCGATGGTCAGCGCCCCCTGCCCGGTGCTGTCGGTCTCGTCCCAGAAGCACTCCAGCGACCCGCCCCAGTCGGTGAGCCCGGCCTGGAAGGTGCGCGCGGTATCGCCCATCGTGGTGTCCTCGATGGTGTCCGCGTTCTCCTCCACCGACCAGCTCTTGACCTCGGCGACGGTGTTCGTCCCGACCTTCACCAGCCCTTCGGATCCCTTGTGATTCGCCATCTACTCGTCCTCGCTCAAGCTTGCCCAGATTGCGTCGCGCTCGGCCGCGCTCACGTCGGCGATGCCGGCTCGCGCCTCGATCTCCTCGACCCGCGGGCGCCCGTCGGCTGTCAGTCGCGGGCCCGTGATCGCGCCGGAGCGCACCTCGTCGCGTATCGCGCGCATCGCCGCCTCGAGGCGCGCCCGACGCGTCCCGGCTTGCTCGTCGTCCGGTGCGCGGGTCCAGCCGCGCGCCTCCATCGCCGGGGCCTGGTGGTCCAGCGCCTCGACCGGCTCCCCGCCTCCGGGCGGATAGAGCGTCACCGTGCGCTTGCCCATCGTTGCCCTCCTAGAGCGCCACGTCGGGCGCGTTCTCCGCGGTGCGGTACTCCACTGCGAGCTCCAGGCGCATCAGCCCGTGCGGCGCGTCGGCCTCGGCGCTGAGCTCGATCTCGGTCGCCGCCAGGTAGCTGTCCTTGGCCAGCCCCGCGAGCGTCGGGTCGGCGCCGAGCGCCTCCTCGACCTCCTTGGCGATCGCATCCAGGGTGTCGTCGAGGTCCGCGCTCGCCCGGGCGCGCGCCTCGATGGCCAGGGTGAGCGTGCGGGTGAGCCCGCGCGGGCGGGTAAGGCTGTCCGGCTCGCTGGACTCGGTGAGCGCCATCACCGCCAAGCACGGCAGATCCGAGGCCGCGAACGGATAGACCCGAGATGCGTACACCCGCGAGCCGGTGGTGGCGAGCCCGGTGAGCATCGTCACCACCTGGTCGCGGATCTGGCGGCGGACATGGAACGCCACGGCTGCGCCTCCTCGGCTCTTCTCACGGCGTCTCGAGCACCAGCGTCGTCACCCCGGTGCCATCCGGCTCGATGCCGCGGACCGTGTACGCGGTCCCGGAGATGGTGATGCTGTCCCCGTGGGCCACCGTGGACACGTCCGCGGTGGCGCAGGTGAAGGTCGGCCTGGTGCTCTCCACGTCGAGCTCCGCGACGTAGCCGTTGTCGAAGATCCCGTTGACCGTTCCGCCACCGATGGTCGCCGCGACCCCGAACTCCTCGGGGTCGAAGAAGGCGGCCCGGTCGGTGGCGTCCTCGATGGCCATCGCCGGCTAGCGGACCTGCTTGACGCCGATGCCGATCACGGCCATGTCGAAGGTCGGCGAGGTGCCGCCGATGGTCACCACCGCGCGCACGTGGCGGTTGACCGCATCGGCGTTGATCACCACCTTCTCGGTCGAGTCCGCCGCATCCGTGACCCGGGTGAAGGTGGCCCCCGAGATGTCGGCGAAGGTCGAGTTGTCGGCGCTGTCCTGGAGCTTCACGTCGAGCGTCGGCGAGGTGCCGCCGCCGGCCGAGCTGGTCAGGATCACGGTGTAGTCGCCGACGTAGTCGCGCAGGTCGACCGCTGAGCCGTTGAGGCTCGAGGTGCGGCGGGCCGGCGCGATCAGCTCCGCGACCTGGAGGATGTCGCCGAGGTTGTCCTGGTTCATCTGCCCCTCCTAGCGCTCGCGCTCGTCCTTGTCGCGGCCGCGCTTGCTGGTGTGCTCGGCGAGCTCGCTGTCGCGCTCCTCGCCGCCCTTGGCTGTGCCCCCGGCCGGCACCGCCTTGCCCATGCGGATCAGGATCTCCGCGTCGCGCTCGCTGAGCGCGTAGGTCTTGCCGGCCTCCACGGCCTTGCCGCTGGCCACCGTGGTGCGCAGGATGCGCACCTTGCGGGTCATGTCTCGCTTCGCCATCGTCGTCTCCGTTTCCCGGCGCGGCGGGGCGACAAGCCCCGCCGCGCTGCCCGTATCGAGCGTCACCTACCCGGATCCTCAGGTGGTGATCGCGTCCTGCATGGCCGCGAAGGACTCGGCGTGGCGCACGGCGATGTCGATGTCCTGCATGGCCACCACCCGGACGGTGCCGGTGGTGCTCGCCGTGTAGGGGTCGACGAGCAGGTCGAGCCCGCTCCACAGGCCGACGAGCAGGTCGGCGAGGTTGCCGAAGATGATCGCCGAGAGGCCGCTGCCGGTGCCCTTGGTCAGGTTGCTCGGCACCTGGTTGGTGACCAGCGCCCCGTAGCTGTTGAGTGGCTCTGCCCCGTCGCCCCACACGAACTGGGCGGTGCCCGATGCCTTCTCGGTCTGCTTGAGCTTGCCGCGCACCTTGGTGTTGGTGATGTAGAACAGGCTGCCGACATCGGCGTTGTCCTGGGCAACCTCGGTCTCCAGGGTGACGATGTGCGCCCAGGTCGGCGCGGCGCCGTTGGTCCCACCGGCCACCGATCCGATCCCCGTGGTGTTGAGGATCCCGACCGGCTGCGCCCCGCTGCCCGACCCGTTGATGCAGGTCCGGTCGATCTCGAGGCCGAGCACCGTGGCGAGATCCCGGCGCACGAAGGCCTCAACATCCATCGAGGACTGCAGGATCAGCTTGCGCGAGAAGTCGGTGAAGGCGCCCACCGTGTTCGGCGAGAGCGTCACCTGGTCGAAGGCCTGCTGGCTCTCGGTCGGCGCGTTGCCCTCGGTGACCCAGTAGGCGGTGGCCCCGCCGGTCTGGCGCGGGATGGCCACGTTGCCGACGAGATCGGCGAGCCGGGTGGCCCGCGCGAAGACCACGGTGCGGTTGCGCAGCAGGTCGATGAAGTCCTGGGCCATGAGGTCCGTGGCCACCGTGTGCCCGCCGGCCGTCGCCGTGCCCACCGTGAGGTCGCGCTTGAGCACGTCGACCGGGACCACCAGGCGCTGGGGCTCGCGCAGCACGCGCGGGTCGAGGTTGGCGCGCAGGCTATCGGGGACGATGAAGCCGCGCTGCTCGCGCCCGAGCTTCTTGGCGACCGCCTCGCTGACCTCGCGCTCGAAGGCCGCGGCCTCCTGGGCGCGCCGGTCGCCGGGGTTGGCGAGCGCGTGGATGGCGCGCAGGAAGGAGAAGCGGCGCGCCTCGCGCTCGGTGAGGCCGAGCTCGGGCGAGGCCGCCGGCTTGGCCTTGCCGATGCGCTTGAGCAGGGCCGCGCGGAACTCGTCGAGGCTCTTGCCCTCGGCGATGTGCTGGCGCGCGAGATCGCGCTGGTCGAGCTCGTTGCCGAGCGTCTCGATGTCGGTGATGCGCTGGAGCTCGGCGCGGCGCGCCTCCTCGATGTGACGGTCCAGGTCGATGCGCTGATGGCCGGCCGGCTCCGGGCCGCCCGCGCTGCGGGTGGCCTCGGTCGGGCCCTGATCGGTGTGCTTGTCGTCGTCGTTCATGTTCCTCTCCACGATCGTCTCGAACTGCTCGCCGCCGGCGCTGCGGCCGACGCCCACGCTCGGGTCTGCGGGTACCGCCACCAGGGAGATCTCGAGGGGCTCCCAGTCGGTGACCCGGTAGGTCTCACCGTCCTGTCCGGTCTCCTCGAGCACCATCCGGTAGATGCGGTACCCGACGGAGACCTTCCGCCGAATCCCGTCGACCACGTCTCGGAAGATCTCGCTCGCCCGGGCCGAGCTGCCGAAGCGCACCAGGGCGCGGCCGACTCGGTCCGATCCGATGGAGACGGACTCCACCACGCCGACGTGGTCCGCGCCGCGGTGGTCCACCAGGAGCGGCCCGCCGTCCTCCATGCGCCCGAGGCGCACGGAGCCGGGGCCGTGATCCAGGATCTCGTTGCCGAACCACCGCTCGACCGGCGCCTCGCTCGAGAAGGCGAGCTCGACGGTGCGTGCCTCCTCGTCGACCGCGCCGCGCTCGATCACCGCGGTGCGGCGCATCACGCCGGTCTGGATGGTCTTGCGCTGCATCTTCATGTCGTGTCCTCTATGCCACCCGCTGGATGGTCTCCTCGCCCTGACCGAGGGCCTCGAGGGCCTCGGCGAGCCGTCCGAGCCCGTCCTCGATCGCGCCGATCCGCGCCTCGATGCGCTCGGCGCGCTCGTCGCGCTCGCGCTTGAGCTCCCCGCGCAGGGAGCGCAGGACATTGACCGCGTCGCGGTGGCGCTGCTCGAGGCGCTCGATGACCGAGTCGAGCCCGCGCCCCGCGGGCTGCGCCTCGGGGGTGGCGTCCGGCTGCGCCGAGTCGGCCCGCTGCGGGTCGATGTCGATGCCGAGCTCTGCGGCGCGCTCCTGCTCGCGGGCGAGCTGCTCGAAGATCTCGTCGAGATCGCGCCCCTGGGCGGCGGCGATCTCGGCGCGCGTCTGCACCCCGAGGGCGACGCCCAGCCCGTTGGCCTTGGCATCCTTCTCCGGGTCCACCCACGCCCAGCCGCGCGGCTGCCAGACCACGGAGCGGAAGCGCTCGATGTCCGATGGGCTGAGATCCAGGGCGCCCGAGGCGAGCGAGAGCAGCAGCCAGCGCTCGTAGACCGGCACGCAGAGCTGCTCGATCAGCCACTGCTGCAGGACCCGCCAGTGCTCGCGCTCCTCGAGCACGCCGGAGCGGATCGAGGAGAAGTTGACGCCCTCGAGGTCGTTCGAGAGCGAGTTGTAGGCCGTGATGAGGCCCGCCGAGGCGCCGCGCAGGGAGCTCTTGATGAAGGGGTCGAACGCGGTGGTGGGGTGCTGCGGGTCGAACTGCTGGAGCTGCACGCCCTCGGGGAGCTGCTCGAAGGTGCCGGGCTCGGCCTCGGTGGTGAGGTTGCCGTCTGGATCTTTCCCGTCGGCGGCCAGCCCCGCGCCGTCCGGCGAGATGAAGAAGCCCATCTTGGCCGCCGAGACCCGGGCGGCGACCAGCTCGGCCTCCTCGTAGCCGCCGAGCATCTGCAGGCGCCGGATCGCGGTGGCCATCCACGACATGCCGCGGACCTGGCAGGGCCGCTCGGTCAGGTAGAGGTGCAGGATCTCGCTGGCAGGCACCCGCTCGTAGCGCTGCCCTGCCGTCTCCCAGACCCCGGTCCCGGGATGCTGGGTACGCAGGTGGTAGGCCACCGGTCGGCCCAGCGCGTCGATCTCGACCCCGAGCGAGATCCGCCGCCCGTCACCGAGCTCGGTGTTGAGCTGCTCGTCGAGGTAGTCCCCCTCGAGGATCTGCAGGGCGAATCCGAACGGATTCGCGCTCGGCACGAGCAGGCGCACCAGGACCTCGCCGTCGCGGGCCACCGACTCGATGGCCAGGCGCTGCACGTCGCGCCATGACAGCCGCCCGGTCACGGTGCAGGTCTGCGGTCTGCCCCACTCGCGCCATGCGGACTCGATGGCCGCGTTGGCCGCCGCGTCGGGCTCGCCGTCGAGCTCGACTCTCGCCTGCAGGCTGATGCCGCTCGAGCCGATCACGTTCGTCTTGACCAGCGCCAGGTACTTGCGCGCGTAGTCGTTGTCCTCGGCGAGCTGGCGGGCCCGCGCGCGCACCCGGCGAAGCGAGCGCTTGAGCGCCTCGTTCGCCGAGAGGCTGGTCCCGGAGAAGCTCGCCATCAGCCGGTCGGTCTCAGCTGCCGCGTAGCGCACCGCCTGGATCGGGCGGCGGCGGCGCACCGGGGCCGGCGCGCCCTTGCCGCGCAGCGACCGGTACCACCACTCAGCGAGCCCCATCACAGCCTCACCAGCACCCGGCCGTCGTGCCCGAGCCCGCGCCGGCGCCGCTCGGCGCGCTCCTCGAGCACCACCTCGGCGCGGTAGCGGTCGCGCATCTCGCGAAGCTCTGGCAGGTCGCGGTAGGTCATGGTCCGCCCGAGCAGCGAGTAGGAGCCGTGGCGCTTGGCGGCGAGCGCCTCGATGACCGTCTCGATGCTGTCGAGCACCTTGCGCGCGTGGCTTCGCGGGTCGGCGGTGGCGGTGTCGCGGTTCGGGCGCACCTCGAAGGTGCCCCGATCGACGGTGACCCGCTCGGAGTCCGCGTCGCGGACGATGTATGCCTGCCAGTGGTAGGTCCCGGCCGTGTAGGTGGCCGTGTTCGTGCTCGCGACCTCGACGAGGAACTCGGTGCCCGAGGCGCTGGCCGTGATCTCGATCTCGGTCGCGCCGTCGCCCTCGAGGCGGGCCGAGTACTTCAGCGTGTAGGAGGCCGGCGGATAGTCGGAGCCGAGATCGGTGCGCTTCCAGGCCCAGCGATCGCCTGCGATCAGGATCTCGGGCTCGCGGGTCGGGTAGCTCGCCGAGTCGAAGGCGTTGGACAAGCCGCTGCGCTCATCCCTCCGTCCCACATCGGAGGTGCCCACTCATCCAGCGCGGCAGACCGGGTAGGGGCCGGTCGTTTCGGGTCGCGATCCCTAGCCGCGCCCCAAGGGAAGATGTCGAAAACGGGGTTTGTCAAGCCCTATGGCATGAGGCGCAGAATCACATTTATTGATGTTAATCGCACGCTCGATAAATGCGCCTGATGCTACAGGGCGGCCAGCTCAGCGCAGCTTTCTCGTGATCCGGTTCGCCGCGAGCAGGTATCGGATTGCGAGATCGGTACGGCGCTCGATGGGTCTCCGAGCGCGCTCCATGTGGCGGATGGCGGTCGAGGTGATTCCGAGCGCCTCGGCGAGTTCGCGCTGGGTCATGCCGAGGGCCTGGCGGGCCTCGAGGAGGCGCTCCGGAGTGTCGATCGGGACGGTCAAGTGACCGGCCTCACCGTGGCGGGCAAAGCGTCTAGGTCGTCGACCGCGACGGGGATGGGTGGGAGCCAGCGCAGCTTGAGCTGGCGCCGCTCCGGGTCGGATCGCGGGCCGGTCCAGAAGCCGTGCCAGTGCGCGCGGCGGATGTGTGGGCGCGGGCGGGCGTGGGTTCTGGCCGTAGCTGGCTCTTCCCGGGGCTCTTCGTGACGCTCGGCCCGGCGCAGAGCGGCGCCGAGGCGCACGCCGACCTCCCAGGTCGTCGGCTTGTCAGCCGGGAAGAGCCGCCAGCCGCGCTTGGTGCGCTTGGGCCGCGGCTGCGGAGGCGGCCAGTCGATGATGTCTGGCTCCTCGGAGCACAGGTAGAGGAGGAGCGATACGAGTCCAGGGAGGAGCGACTCGTAGGCCCGGCTGACCTCGAGCGGTACGCTCATCCCGCGGGTGCGCCCGCGGTGTTCCGCGAGCCCGAGCGAGCGCGCGATGGCCTCATCGAGGGTCCATTCCCCGAGGTGGATAACCAGCGGCGAGAGCTTCGGCTCTCCACCGAGGTCCGCATCGAGCACGAAGCGCAGCTCCTCGCGCGCGGTGTTGGCGTCCCACTCGAGGTGGGCGAATGCGCCGCGAATCGGATTCCCAGATAGATCGAGACCAATGGGCGTCTCGATGTAGACGCACCATTCTGGCAATCTATACAGTAGTTCATTCGGAAGCCGACCCGTTACTGGGGTCTCGACGAGCGCGCGATAGAGCGTCTCGTCGTATCGATAGATCCCCTGCGTCACTCGCCAGGCGGCGAGCGCGCCGAGGACGGCCATGTCGCGCAGCTCGGGGACGGTGGTGAGCCGAGCGACTCCGAGCTGCGCGCTGACGATGGCGTGGGCGGCGGCGAGCGGCGCGTAGCACCACTCCGGCCAGTCCGGGAGGCCGTCTTGCCCGCGCGATGCGCGGAATCGGTCGAACTCCTTCCACGCTCCAGGATAGACGTGACCCATCGCCCGCAGGTGTTCCCGCGGGCGACAGGTCCTCCTCCGGTTCGGGTGGGAAGTCATTCAGCCATCGATGCGGTCTGCGTACTCGCCAGGCGAGTACGCGATCGACTCGAGGCCCTCCGCGCCCGTGTTGGGGTGCATAGCCCAAGTGTCCTCTGTGCGCCCACATCCGCAGCGCAAGCACACGCTGCGGATGATGACGCCGCCCCCGTGGCCCCACACGCCGGGGTTCTCGGCGATCCCGCCGACGATCTCGACCGGACGCCGCCAGTCGTGGTCGTCGTCGTCGACACACGGCGGCTCCTCGGGGGCGATCTCTACGGTGATCGGGGTCCGGTCCCCGTCATCCTCGGGGCTGACGTAGGCGTCCACCCAATAGGTCTTGAGGCCGGACTCATAGCCGTCCTTTACCCACTCGGTCGCCGCCGCGATGGCGGCCTCAAGGTCGGCGACGTCCACGATCGTCTCGGCCCCATCACTGTAAATCTGATACTTCATGGCTTCTTCCTCCGCGAGAGGGCTCTAGCCCTCGATGATCTCGCCGACCTCGATGTCGTCGAGCTCGCGGCCGCCGCGCTCGACGACGACTCCGCCACGGAGTCCGCTCTCTCGGACCGACTCCCACGCCTCGCGGTAAGCGTTCTCGATGCGCCGCCGGTGGCGCTCGGGAATGGTGACACTGGAGACATACTCCCGACGCCCGGTGGTAAGGGTGCGATACTCGCGGATGGTGATCATGGCCAGCTCCTCTCGAGCTCTTCGCCCCTGTACCCCGAGGCGCGGGTGGTAGGCGACCTCCTACCTTGGTTTGAATTCTAGCGTAACTCCGTTACGCTGTCAAGCATTTTCTCGCCGTCGGATCCTCTACCTCCAGCCGCTCACCGCCGCCCCGCGACGCCCGCAGGCGCTGCGGCTCAGCGGCGGCGTATTCAGGGCGTCGGCTACCGGCATCCCGCGCTCGAGGCGCTTGGCCAGGGTCTTGACGTCGATCCCGCGCACCCGGGCCCACTCGGTCAGGGTGCGCGTTTCCCCTCGCCAGGATATATGGCGCCGGCGCGGCATCAGGGCGAGCCTCGCCGCGCACGGCGCTCGAGCAGCGTGACCTGGCGCACCAGCTCGCGCAGGAAGCGCTCGCGGTACTTGCGCTCGAGCGCCCCGGAGAGTAGCGCCTCGAACTCCTTCGGGACCGCGGGCCCCCAGAGCTCGCGGATCGGCAGCCGCCCGCGGCCGACACGCACGAAGACCCCGCGGTGGCCGGACGGCATGGTGGCGATGAAGGTGTGCGGGTAGAGACGCTGTTGGCCCCAGGCGCGCGCCTTGACGCCGCGCCGGAGCTGTCGGGCGCGAAAGCCGATCAGCGGCAGCGGGCGCCCCTTGGCCGTGATCACGGCGACCAGACGAGCGCGCGTGGCCCGCGACAGGGTGAGGTCCTTGCGCACGCGCTTCTGCACGACGCCCATGCGCTTGGCGACCTCGCGCACCGACTCGGTGTGCGCGCGGCGCGCCGTGTCGTTGATGGCCCGCAGGGTGGCGGTCTTAGCGACGCCGCGCTCGACGCTGGCCAGGTAGCGGCGCACGGCGCGGTCATCGACGGTGATTCGGACATCGGCCACCACCGTCAGTTTCTCCAGCGCCCGACGAATCCGCCCTTGCTTCGGGCGCCTGTGCGCCGGCGCCCGAGTGGAGGGTCTGGAGGCGTCAGCTCGGTGGCTGCGGGTTCTGAGCTCGATTGCGGCTCTGCGCCAGAGAGCAGGTCCGGCTGGAGCAGCTTGCGCTCGAGGGCGTCCCACCAGGCGCTAGACTTGCGGTGGAGCTTGAGCCTGCGGGCTGCGTGCAGGGCATAGACCTCGCAGTCGAGGGCCTCGTTTGGCTTTCCAGGCTTCTTTTGCCAGACGAGCCGACCGCGTGCGTTGCGGGATGGAGCCTTGACCTCTGCGGTCATCTGCTCGAAATACGCTTCGCCGGCGTCGTACCAGTGCATGCGACCGGGGCCGGTCCCGCGCAGCTTCATGCGAGCGTCGATGAGATCCTTGGCCGCGTTGGTCCCGACCATGTAGATCTGGAGCCCGTAACGGGAGGCCTTGGTCTCTCCGCGTAGATCCACCGGCTTCGGGCGGGAGAAGATCTGGCGGTCCGAGCCGCGCTCCCATGCGTCTCCCTTGACCGCCATCGCGCCGAAGCGCTGGCGGCGTCGGACCCAGCGGTAGACGTTATCGTTGGTGTGGCCGTCGGAGGAGTCGATCGATACTGCGGAGACACGCAGCATTGCCCCGCTCGCGTGGCGGATAGGTGTGTAGAGGCGCTCATGGAGCTCCTCCCACACCGGATCGCTCCAGTCGGTGCAGGTTCCCTCGTACTCGTCGTAGTAGATGAGCCAGGATTCCTCGTCGCGACCCCAGCCCACAATCTTGATCGCGAGCCGGTTGTGCTGCACGTCGACGCCGGCGGTGAGGACGAGCGCGCCGTGTGGGATCGTGAGCGGCTTGTAGTTCTCGGCGCGCTCGCGCAGGGTGGCGACATCGGGAGCGTCGCTGCGCCACTCGTAGGGCTCACCGCGAGCCGAGTTCCAGTAGACGACGAGCTTGTCGACGCGGCCTTGATCCGCCTCGGTCTTGGCCTCGATGTAGCGCGCCATCAGGCGCTCGAAGGTCGATCCAGGGAATGGACTGTAGAGCTCGTTGATCCAGAACCCTGCGACCTCGCTCTGCGCAGTGGCACGCCACTCTCCGCGCTGGACGTTGGCGTTCTTCTCGCGGTCGGTCCAGAGCGACCCGCAGCGCGGGCATACGTACTGTGCCGTCTCAGCACGCCCCTCCTCGAGGCAAGTGAGGTTGTCGAAGCTCAGGACATGGTGCTCGCCGCAGTGATGACAGGGCACGAAGTATTTTCGCTGGTCTGACCGCAGCCACTGCGCCTCGACCGGGCAGAGGCCCTTGTGCTTCGGCGTCCCGCCGAGGATGACCTTCCAGCGCGCGAAGGTCTTGGTACGCTCGCGGATCAGCGCGATCGAATCGCCCTGGTCCCGAACGTTGTCGGCCGCGTCGGCCGGCTCCTCGATGATGACGACCGGGGCTGGCGTCGACTTGAGCCCGATCGGTGAGTTGGAGCCGACGAGCTCGAGGAAACCGCCCGGAAAGTTCCAGTAGTTCCATCGGTTTCCGTTCTTGCGCGCCCCGGTCAGATCGACGCGCTCGCGCAGCTCCGGGGTCGCCTCGATCATGGGGCGAAACTTCTGCTCAGAGAACTTCTTCGCCGCTTTGTCAGCGGAGAACATCATCAGAATTGGCGCCGGGTCGATATGGATGCGCTTGCCGAGGTAGTTGTTGACCGCCTCGGTCCAGGCGACCTGGGCCGACTTCATGCAGACGACCTTGTCTTGACTCCGAAATCAAGTGGACACGGCCAAGGGTGTTTTCTGTGAGTCCCATGACCGGCACAGCCGGGCTTGTCCACGCCTTGTCCACGGCGCCACGTGCCTCGAACACCGGGGGTGCGGTGG